ACACACCAGATGGGGCTGCTCTTCAGCATCACCCATCCTGTGTCTTGGGATACAGAATGCTAGAAACAGCAAAACATCACCGGGATAGTCTCGACGTTGCCCTTATAAGTCTGCACTATCATCCAACGCTGTTTCCCCGCTGATGAGGGCGTCGCCTGGCGAATAAATCGCACACCGGACAGTGGAAAGGCAAGCACGAAATTTCTGGCCTTGATTTCCGTATCGAACTCGTCGTAATAAAACGGGCCGTACTGCTTGTTGGCAGAAAAAGTCACGCTGTGCACGACATGGGATACAGAATGCTAAGAACAGCAAGCACGACATTTTGTCGTCCTAGCATTCTGTATCCCTGACGGAGACCAACGGCTATTGGAAAGTTCGATATGCCTGCAGGGCGATAGGGAAGATGGCGGTGCTGTCGGTCCATGCCACTCGCGTTAACAATAACTGGGTTAACGCCCAGGCATGGGAGAAGTCGCAGATCCTGGCGTACCCACCGGATCTGGCTCCGGTAGGAGGCGAAGTTCTGGCGCCTGCCATCACCAGTGTCGTTTCTGATGGCCATACCAACTGCCTGGGCTTTAACATCGACTCTGAGGGCATCAACGTCAGAATCGTCAGGCAGTGCACAATTCCATCTGGTGCTTGGGTCTCTGGAGTCCTAGCCTGGCCGATTGCTTAGCATTCTGTATCCCGAGTAGTAGTATTCTCAGGATCACGAGTCATAACATTTAGCTCAGAACGGCATGCCCTGTTTGAGATTGAAGAGCAAGTCGATTTATTTGGTCGGCAGCTTGATGCTGGTCGCGACTTCATTGGCGTCATGAATGGCGACGGAAATGTCTCCGAAGCCAGGCCTTTTGTTCATATGACGAACGGGCGAGCTATAGTCGTACTTGACCGAGGATTCTATGGGGCGCTCCGCATAAACTATGTCGCCGTGCTTCGCGGATAGCATTCTGTATCCCAAAACGAGTATCCCAAGGTCATATGCGGCTCAGTGGTGCGCAACGCGAGTGGCTTCAATGCTGTGATGGTGTTCAGCTCGGAGCAGTTTAAGGAGATCGCGGGGAGGGCGTTCAACAACAGCAAAGACTGTATCTCGGTCATAAACGCGGACGGTAACGCGAGCGGCGCCGTCGTCACGGGCGTCATCTACGACCCGAACACGAAGCACATTGATGCCCATCTGAGCGGCACGACCGGCGCCATAAGGCTGAATTACATCATCACATTGGGGGCCTAGGCGAGGATAACCAGACCGTATAGGTCGGTAGTCGCCGCCGCCCCATAGCCGCTTCCGCTGACGCGCACGATGCCGTTGGTATTGATAGATGCCGTCGTTGTCCCGACGTATGTGGTGGCGACCATGAGCCTGCCCCACAGACGAACAGTGGTCTCCAGATGGAACGGAAGGATGAACTCGGCGTACGCGGGCGTAGGGTTCAGGGTACGCTGGATCGTCAGCATATAGTTGTCGCGTTCGATATGAACGAGTGAATAGTTCCATCCCTCGGCAGTCCCGCTGCGGTCGAGCGACGGGTCGCGGCCTTGGGATACAGAATCACCCGCCCAGTATCAGCCGCTCGACCTCGCGCTGCGCATCCTTGCAGATGCGCGGCCTCGGCACGATGTAGTGCTCGTATGCCGTGCCGATATCGGTGTGCCCCAGCATCATGGCTACGGTCTCGATGCCGACCCCAGCCTCCACGGCGAGCGTCGCCCATGTGTGACGGCATTCCGTCATCGAGGTCCAGGCGGCTCCGGCTTGGCGACATGCGGATTTGATGTGCCGCGCGATGGCGTCGGGCGACAGCTCGCACAGCCAGCCCGAGCGGCCCTTTCGCAGCGCGCGCAGGCGCTTGACGGCGAAGCGGGGGAGCCAGCAGGACCTGGCCGAGCGCTCCGTCTTCGGCGCCTCCACGACTTCGTGGCCATGGACCACCTGCCGGGAGCGGCGGATGCGGACCTCGCCGGTGCGCAGGTCGATGTCCGACCACTTGAGGCCGCACGCCTCGCCGCGGCGCAGCCCGAGGGTCACCGAGCAGATTGCGACTGCCTCGCACTCGTGTCCCCACAGCGCGCGGAGGTAGGCACGGACCTGGCTCGCCTCCATCGTGCGTGGGCGGTGCGCCGGCTTGTGCGGTAGCTCGACACCGGCGGCGGTGGGGTCGTACATCCGCACACCGAGCCTGCGTATGGCCCAGCGGATAACCTGTCGCAGGGTCTTGTATGCCTTTTCGGCGGCCCCCGGCAGATCAAACGAATCAATCCAGCCCTGTACGCCCTCGGGCGTTATCGCCTCGAGTTCCAGCTCGCCCCAGCGAGGTAGGACGTGCAGCGCTAGCGCGCTCTCGTATCCGGCCAGGGTGCAGGCGCGCAGCCTGCCGCGCTTGTCGTCCATGTACCTCGAGGCGGCCTCTGCAACTTTCATCATGGTCTCCAATCCTGTAAATCCCAGACGCGTGGGCTCTCAAGGAGAGGATACGCGCGTGGGATTTCTGCCACGAGAGGTCGAGAGAAAGGAGTCTAAATGGCATTGATCGGGACCCTTGTCGGGCCCGCAGTGCGCCTGGCGACAGACGGGAGGGGTCTCCCGATTCTCGCGTCTGATGAGCCTGAGGTCCCCGAGGGTTTCAAGGCGGACATGGCGTATGAGCAGCGGGGCGGTTCCATCTACCAAGTATGGAGTGTCGTGCCAGACGGGATGCGCGATGACGCGGTGCGGCTTGCTGCCATGTCCGCCGAGACTCTCGGTGATGAGGACGCGCTGAAGGTACCCCAGCTCATCCGGCCGTGGTATGTGGGCGAGGCCTCGTATGCCGCTGGCGCGCGCGTGGCATATGGAGGCGACCTGTACAAGTGCCTGCAGACGCATGCGCCCCGTATCGGATCTGAGCCCGATACGGCTCCGGAGCTTTGGGAAAGAATCAACCAGTAAGGAGAAAAATGTTTTACGGACAATTTGTATCTGGGTCTGTCTACCTGACCACGGACGGCTCCGGCCTGCCGATTCGCGAGGCGGCGGAACCCAACCCCGGCGCCGGTTACCACACGGTGCTCTCCTATGAGCAGCATGACGGGGCCATCTGGCAGGTCTGGACGATCGTGCCGGATGCTGGTACCGCTCAGGACGCCGCACTCATGCTCGCGCAGATTCAGGCCTCCAAGCTGAGCGACGACGACGCACTCAAGGTACCAGCGCTCTTCCCGCGCTACGAGAAGGGCCACGTCTACGCGCAGGGTGACCGCGTGCTCTGGCAGGGCGCGCTCTACAAGGCCATCAGCGGCCACACCGCCACGGCAGATGACCCGACCACTGACCCGCAGCATTGGATCAAAGTCGTGCCGTCCGCGAGCGGCGATACGCCCGCCGAGTGGGTCAGCGGCAAGTCCTACGCCAAGGGCGACCGCGTCACCAAGTACGGCCAGGTCTACGAGTCGCTGATGGACGGCAACACAATCGAGCCGGGCACGTTCGGCAGCGAGTCTGCATGGAAGCAGCTGACGGCCTAGTGGGGGCATACGAATGGAAGAACTAGCCAGCGTGGCCGTCCAGTGGGCCGTGCCGGTTGTCCTCGCGGCCCTCGCGGGTGCGCTCATGCGCCTGTACCGGCTCATGGACGCGATGCAGGAGGGCACTCGGACGATGCTGCGAAGCCGCCTCGTGGACCTCCATGAGTGCTACGTGGTCAGCGGCAAGGGTTGCCCCGACTGGGTCAAGCAGGAGGCCTCGCAGGTCTACGGGGCCTACCACGGCATGGGCGGAAATGGCACCGGCACCCACTACTACCAGGAAATCGTCAACGCCCCCATCAGGGGAGAATCGGAGGACTAGCATCATGGAGAAGTACGAGGAATGGGCAGTCGCGGCCCTCACCCGCGCCGTCAAGACGGCTGCTCAGACGGCGGTGGCGCTCATCGGTACCGGGAGCGTCGGATTCACGGACCTCGACTGGGTGCAGGTCGCGAGCGTGGCGGGCGTCGCCGCCGTCGTGTCGCTGCTAACCAGTGTCGCGACCGACCTGCCAGAGGTTGGCGGCGCGCAGCCGGGACCGTCTCACGAGGGCGGTGAGGAATAGCGTGGCCAAGCTGTTCGTCATCTGCGGGCACGGCGCCGGCGACCCCGGCTGCTGCGCCGGCGGGTACACCGAAGCCGAGCGCGTGCGTGCGCTCGGCAGGCGCATCAAGGAGCTTGGCGGCGATCAGGTGGTGCTTTGCGACACTTCGCGCAACTGGTATGCGGACGGCGGGCTGAACAGCCTTAAGGCTGACGGTCCCGTCGTTGAGCTGCATATGGATGCCAGCGGCCTCAAGACACCTCACGGTGCCCATGTGATCATCAGCTCGAAGTTCAGCCCGGACTCCTACGACAAGACGCTGGCGGACAAGTTGTCAGCATTTATGCCGGGACGGGCGCAGAAGCTCGTCAAGCATTCCGACCTCGCCAACGTCAACAGGGCTGCCGCGCGCGGCATCAACTACCGCCTCGCCGAGAACGGCTTCATCGATAACGGCGGCGATTTGCAGAAGTTCAATGAATACCTCGACGACCTGGCCCGAATCTACCTCGAGAGTTTCGGAATCAAGGCATCGAATTCCGCGCCCGTTCAGCAGGCGCCCGCGAAGCGGCCGACCCAACAGGCGACTGAGACCGAGAGCTTCGGAGGCCGCTACCGCTGCACCGTCTTCAAGCTCAACGTGCGCTCGGCGCCGTCCCTCTCCGGGTCCGTGGTGGCCTCCTACAGCAGGGGGCAGACTGTCGTGCTCGACGACTGGTATAAGTCCGCGGACGGCTTTATCTGGGGACGCTACACCGGCGGCAGCGGGAAGATCCGCTATGTCGCCGTCGGACGCGCCACCGGCAAGCCCGAGGCCGACGACTACCTCGTCAGGGAGTGACATGAAACCGAGAGACAAGATGCTCAGCCTCGCCTATGCGATCGCGTGCCTCATCGCAATGTCGGCGCTCATCATCATCGTCTGCTCAGCCTTGGCGCCCAAGAATGCCCAGGCGGCATCTGACATGACTGTCATGGACCAGTCGGAAGGTCCCCTGTACGATCTGCCTGGTGGAGTCAATTCGTACATCGCGACCGAGCGCTCGACGAACCGAGCCTACATCGTGGTCGAGAGCGACCGCGGCATCGCGATCACGCCGTACCTCGACGAGGACGGCGACCAGGTGGTTATCGCCAGACCATAAGCACTAGCCCCTCCCCGGCAAGTATGCCGGGGAGGGGCTTTATGCATGACGCGATAACCGTAAATATCCGTTCTCCAATGCAACTTGAGCGTAAATTGTACGAGCAGAATAAGCGCGACCTGCATCTTTGCTTGTAGAGCGCTTGCCAAAAGCACGCGTTCAAGACTCTTAATCCCAAGGTCCAGGGTTCGACCCCCTGACGGCCCACCAAAGAACGCACAGGTCAGCGCTTCGGCGCTGACTTTTTTTGTTTACCGAGAAGCCGAATCATAACCGTCCGTTACCGTTCGCGTTTTACGCCCCCTGCCGTTTATACGCGGCAGGGGGCGTTTTATGCATTTAGCAGGTAATGGACCTAGGGAACACCGTTTTAGAGCGTCTCGGCGCTGCGACCGGTGCCATTAAAACCGCCGTCCGCGCCGCCGCCCTCGACGATCTGCAGGGCGCGGCCGACCTGCCTGGCGGCCTTCTCGCGCTCCGCCAGACCCGGTTTTATATAGTGGCGGTAATCTGTCCCCAGGTCCGTATGGCCGTGCAGGTCCATGATGCTCAGGGGGTCGACCTCGGTCGCCGCCATGATGGTCTCGGACGTGTGGCGCAGGGCCTTGGGCGGGATATACCGCAGGTCATGGCGTGCGCACATGCGCCGCCATGCGCGCACGAGGTTGTCGCCGCGCATGTTCACGATCCGCTGGCCGCTCCACTCGCGAACCTGCTCCGTAACCGAAGTGCCGCCCTCGACGGTTATGGACGGGCGCAGCTCGTCCATGATCTGGTGCAGGCGCTCGCGGCCTGCCAATAAAACCGGCACGGTGCGCACGGAATGGGCGTTCTTGGTCTCCTTCACGCCGTCCTCGTCCGTGTACGCGCGGCAGACCTCGATGTACTCCGACACGGTCGGCTGGCCCGTGGCGAAGTCGTAGGTCGTGGTGACCTTGAGGTCGCACGGGCGCACGGCCAGCGCTTCCTCCTTGCGCAGACCGCTCAGGCCGAGGATGAGGTAGGCGTTCATGACCAGGTCTGCGCGGTCGTCGCTGGCGGCGAGCCTGCGCAGCGCCTCGGCGGCCTCGGGGATGCTCCACGGCTCCACGGGAGCCTGCTTGGCCTTGGGCGCGATGACGCGGCGGCGGAAGGGCTCCACCGTCACCCAGCCGTCGTCGTAGGCGCGGCGCATGACGGCGCGCAGGGTCGTCTTGGTCTTGGCCGGCGCGCCCGAGCGCTCGATGCAGCTGCGCATCATGTCGTGCGTGATCTCGGAGATATCGACGCTCCCCAGGACGGGGGAGATGTAGTTGACCATCTGGCCGTCGTACTCGCGCAGGCTCGCCTTTGAGCGCGGCTTGCCGCGGTTGCTGGGGGAGTCGCGGAAAACTCCCCAGTAGTACATGTCGAGCGTCACGCCCGCGTGCGCCGCCTGGGACACGCCGAGCTCGCGGGCGAGCTGGGCGATGGCGATGTCTGCTTCGGTCTCGGTACCATGGACGGTGCGCGACACGCGCCGCACATGGCCGTCCGCGCGGAAGCCCGCCTGCACGCGGATCACCCATTTGTCGGGCGCGACCTCGCGCTTGGAGCCGAGTTTTGACCTTGAAGTATCGTTGGTTGCCATATAATGGTCCTGCCTTTCCCTTTTGCCGGAGGGCATATGCCCCGTGCGGATCCGCCAAGATTGCCGCACGGGGTTTCTTTGTGTCTGTAACAGTCGTTGCATTTTCTGCAACAACTTAAGCAGTCGCCTGCCCATTTTCGTGGGGTTACGAAAATGGGAGAGTAACTGGCGATTCGATCGTTTCGCACAATCTGCTAGTCAAATACCAGATAGAGCTTCGTCTGGTCGGTGCCGTCTTGGTAGTAGTCCCACATATAGATGGCACGGCACAGTCTTTCCCTGTTTGCGGAGATTTGCTTGTAAGCCTCGGTGCTCATGGCGCTAATCTCGACGAGCGGATTGCCGTCGGCGAGCACTCTGATATGGGGCTTTGCCGACGAGCCCTTTGGCGTCGGGACTATCTCAAATGACGGAGTGAAGCGGAGGTCCTTTCTGGGCAGTTTGCCGCCGATCCAGTTGCGATCGGTAACGGTAATCCATACCTCAAGCGAATCCTTTGCAAGCTCGATGCCTGTCCGCCTTCGCCTCACCTGGGCGACCCTGGCCTTATGCTGCGCCTCGTGTCTAATGAGTTCGTCTTCCTCGGAGAATGGAACGGGAATCGTCAGCGTCTTCTGGCGTTTCCACCACTGCCTCAAGAGCCAGGGTTCTGCAGTCAGGCTGACTAGCTCTGGGACGCCGGGGGAGTACATGCCGATCTTCTTGACCTTGAGACGGAACGTGAAGCCGGCCGCCACCATCTCCTTGAGGAACCCGAGTCCCGAGTAGGTAAACCCGAATGCGGTGCCGTTGTATGAGAGAGGCGTGTCGCCCATCTCGGCACTGTCGGCTGTCGTGCCGGTCGACTTGATGCGGATAACCATATCGTGACCGAGTGGCTCGACGTAGAACTCGGCTCCTTTCCGGATGCCCTTGAAGGGCGCACCGACGTAGGCAAACACCGTCTTCTCGCAATCGCCGTCGATGTCTATGACACGCGCAGCGGGGTGCCTACCGTCTCGTGCGGACATGGCGGCAGAGTCGGACACGCCTTCCGTGGCAGGAGTGCATGCGCTTGCCGACGCTCCATTGCTCGTCAAAATCGATTTAACTAATGAGCTGAAAAGGCCCATGGGTACCTCCTGGCCCTTACTACGCGGACCTTACTTGATCCTCTTCCAGCCCTTCGCTTTCAGGCGCTGCAGCCTGAGCTTGGGACAGCTCGGCCTGGTCACGTGCCGTCTCCAGGATCTTCGAGCGCCTCTTCGCGGTGCTCTGCCGGTAGCAGGCGATCAGCTCGCCCTCCGCGCCCGCCGGCGCCGTCGGCTTGTCCTCGGGATGCTCCTCGTACCATCCGAGCAGGTCGTTGGGGTCGGTGTTAAGAGCTTTAGCGCACTTCCATAGCTGCTCGACGTTGGGGAGGCTCTCGCTTCTCTCCCATGAGCTTACCGTTCTCAGGCTCGTCCCCGTTGCGTCGGCTAGCTCCGTTTGGGACATGTGAAGGTTCTTTCTCACTTCCCTAATTCTTAGATTCATAAGCTCCTCCTAAATAGGACGGTTGTTGCCGAGAATCCTATAGCTTTTCTTCAGAATGAGCAAGATTCTGCAAAGTTTTCTCTTGCCAATAGGCAGACATCCGCCTATAGTTTCAAACAACAGGAAGAAACCCGCACATTTTGAAGGAGGACGAAATGGAGTTTTCGAAGGACGAGTTTGGCGCAAACCTGCGCGCCGCCCGTGCTCGCGCCGATATGTCTCAGGAGCAGCTGGCTAACAAGGCGGGGCTCTCGGCATCTTCAATCATCGGATACGAGAACGGCTCGATGGTTCCAGGCGTCGACAAGGCGTATGCCATCGCTCAGGCCCTCGGATGCACGCCCAACGACCTGATGGGCTGGAACAAGGACGAGGCCGCGTAGGGATGGGGGAAGAGGAATGACTGGCAAGAGCTACGAGCTGCCCGACGACATCACGACCCTGCGCGGCATGGTGACGTGGGCAGGCGAGGACGCCGAGTGGCACACGGAGGTGTTCGAGTTCCTGGCGGACGCGCGCGACACGTTCCGCGAGCACGTCCAGGCCGGCGACGTCGCCTACCTCGCACGCATGGTGGAACTCGACCGCAGGCAGGTGTGCGACCCGGTGGCCTGCGACGTCATGGAGAACGACCCCGCCCCGGGCGAGTGGCCGTTCTGTGGCGGTCGCGAATGACCCGGGCGCTGCTCGCCTCGGCCGTCGTGATGGACGCCGCGGGGTGGCTCTGCATCGCGCAGGGCGCGCACCTGCTCGCGCGGATCTGCTTTGTCGCCGCGCTGCCGTTCATCGCGGCGTGGGTGGTCGGGTCGCTCCGCGACTGACGGCGGGCCCGCTCCCGCCGCGCCACGGGTTCCGCACCGCCCCCATTCCGCGGGGTCCGTGGCGCGACGGGGCCGGACTCCCTACATCCGGCCCACATGGTGTCCGCCGCCGACTTGGCGGGGCGGCGGCACCGCTCCCTTTGGCGGGGGAGCGCCCTCCGGCTGCATCTATCGGTGCGGCCCTCCGGCAAGGGAATGGCTCTATTGATTTGAAAGGAGAAGGCCATGTGGATGTCTATAGCCAAGGGCGCGCGTTATGCCTGCTGCGACAACGTCACGTTCCGCGCGATGGTCATGCAGGGCGTGATACCGCGCTACCCGTCGCTCAACCCCAACAGCTCGCGCGAGGTGGTGCGCAGCGAGGACATCGATGCTGCCATCATGGCGCGCGGCGCGGTGCCGGCGCTGCCCTCGCCCGATTGCGTGCCGGCGCGCCGACCGAGGCGGGTGGCGTGATGGGCGACCTTATCTGGGAGGCGGGCTGCAGGCTCGGCGAGTGGTGGGAGTCGCTGCCCGAGCGCGTGCGCAGTGTGGTGTGCGCCGTGGCGCTCATCGGCCTGATCGCCGTCGCCGGTGCCATTGAGGGGACCGCCCCGAGCGGGATGTACTACTAGGAGGAATGACATGCAGTTTGAGAAGAGGGCCGTGCGCCTGGGCGACATCCGCCCGAGCGAGCAGAACCCGCGCGAGGACTTCGGCGACATCGGCGCCCTGGCCCGCAGCATCGAGGCGACCGGCGGCGAGCCGCTGAACCCGCCCGTGGTCGTGGCGGACGGCAACGTGTTCCGCATCGTGGACGGCGAGCGCCGCTACCGAGCGCTGTCGTCCATCTACGGGGAGGACCGCGAGGTCTCCGCGCTTGTGGCGGAGAGCATGGACGAGGCCAACGAGCTCGTGGCCATGCTCGCCACCGACGACAAGCGCCAGCTGACCGAGGCCGAGCGCGCCCGCGGCGTGCAGCAGATGCTCGTGCTTGGCATCGACGAGCAGCGCATCGAGCGCGCGAGCCGCGCCACCGCCGGGCAGATCCGCGCTGCGCGCAAACTGCGCGGTCGCATCGATGCCGGCGTGCAGGTGACGCTGGAGCAGCTCGAGGCCGCGAGCGCCTTCGACGACGAGAAGGACGTCGAGGCCGTGCTGGCGGCCGGTGACGGCTGGGCGGGCAAGGCCGACCAGATCCGCCGCCGCAACGAGCGCGAGGAGGCCAAGGCCGAGGACTACGACGCCTTCGGCGACGCGGGGATTCCCGTGGTGAAGGAGCGGCCGGAGGGCTCGAATTACGTCGACTGGATTGCGCTCGGAGGCGCCGCCGCGAAGCTTGAGAGGAATGAGCTCGCCCTCCACCCTGGCGCCGTCGCCGTGGCGGAAGGCGGCTACTGGTACCTCTACGAGCCGGGTGACGGGTCGGGCGCGGAGCGCGAGAAGACCGAAGAGGAGATCCGCGCCGAGCAGGAGGCCGCACGCGAGGACGAGGCGCTCAAGGACCTGTACAGGCGCATGGTCGGCTTCATCACGTCCGGCGCGTTCACCATGCCCGATGACCTCAAGCGCATCGTGCGCGAGGCCCGCGTGGAGCCGGTCGTGGTTTCCGATGCAATAGGCGGCGACTTCTGCTCCCTCGGCGGCGACGAGCGCATCGCCAGCGTCCGCAGGGAGTTCATGGCGCGCCTCGGCCCCTCCGACCCCAGCGAGTACGAGGCCGGCTTCCGCCTCATGGCGGCGGCCAGGGACATGGTCCGGCTCAACAGCAGCTATTGCGGCGACGACGCCGAGGGCTGGCTCGAGCACTGGGAGATGTTCCGCTCGGCGGGCTTCGAGCCCGGCGGGGACGACGAGTGGCTTTTGGCGAGGGTGCAGGAGAGCGCCAAGGAGGAAGAGAAGGATGAGTAGAAAGAAGCTGAAGGTGACGATTGAGCGCGAGGACGTCGAACCAGTGGAGTTCGAGGCGGATGCGCTCCTCTGCGCCGGAGATACCGATGACGGCGTGTTGTTTTTTGCAGGTGGCTGCATGACCCAGACCATCGTCCTCGACATCATGCGGTGCTTCGTCAGCGAGGTGGTCAGGGACATGGTCAAGCTCGGTATCGATGAGACCGAGGCCAGGGGCCAGGTCATGCTCGCGGCGGTAAGCCCATCCGACGCCAGTGAGCTGCTCCTGGACATCAATCTCGATGACCGCGACAAGATCGCGCACATCGCTAAGGAGCTTGCCGCCAGTGACCTCTCCTAGCGAGCGCCGGGCGGTCGTGCAGCGCGGGGCGGATGGCCGCTGGTTCGCCCGCCCCTACATGGGCACCGACCGCGTGACCGGCAGGCGGATCAGGCCGTACAGGTCGTGGGACGCGGATCTGACGCGCGAGCAGGCCCAGGCCGAGTGCGACAGGTGGGCGGCCACGTTCGACCCGTCGTCGGCCAGGGACAGCTCCAAGCGCCTGTCCTCGATGCTCGAGACGTACATCTCCGACCCCGTCAACGGCCTGTCCGACAACTCCGTGGCCACGTACCGCAGTGTGGTCAGGACGATGGTGGAGCCGACCATCGGCCGGCTGCCCTACGACCAGCTGGAGCCCTGGGACGTGTCGGCGGCGTACCGCATGCTGCTCGTTCCCAGGACGGGGAAGGGCGTGAAGCCCAAGACGCTGCTCAAGATGCACGCGCTCCTCAAGGGTGCTTACCGCTCGTGGCGGCCGGCGCTGGGGCGGGACATCATGCTCGACGTGCCCGCGCCGTCCGCGCCGCCCTCGGAGCCGTTCGCCCTGTCCGAGTGCGACGTGGACGAGCTGTCCCGCGCCCTCGCCTCCGCCATGTCCTCGCGATCGGCGTCGGGTGCCAACATCTCGCGGCGCACCGAGGCCATGGCGGCCTACCTGGCCCTCAACACGGGCATGCGGGTCGGGGAGGTCTGCGGGCTGCAGCGCCGCGACTGGCGCCACGCGCTGCACGACCTCCACGTGGCGGGTCAGGCGGTGGAGAAGCCCGAGCTGCACCGGCAGGCGTACACCAAGGGCAGGCGGCCGCGCAACGTTGCTCTCGCGCCGGCCGTCGAGGCGCGGCTGGAGCGCCACCTGGAGTGGCAGGACACGTGGCTCGCGCACAAGGGCCCGGCGGCGCCCGTGGTGACGTTCGGCCCCGCCGGCACGCTCGCACGCCCGTCGACCGTCACGCAGCGGTTCAAGGCGCTCGCGCGGGAGCTGGGTCTGCCGCCGGAGACGACGTTCCACACGCTGCGCCACACGCACGCCACGTGGCTGCTCATGAACGGGTTCGACATGAGGACCATACAGGAGCGCCTGGGGCATGCCGACGTCAAGACGACGCTCGAGACCTACGGCTCGGTCATGCCGGGCCGGGACCAGGCCGCCGCCGCGGCCTTTACCGATTCGATATCACACGGAGGTGAGACGGATGAATAACTTCAACTTCAACAGGGACTTCTACGAGGGCTGCCGCGTCCTGGGCGACAGGGAGGGCATGGCGCTAGCCTGGGCGATGCTGCGCTACGGCTACGAGGGCGTCGAGCCCAAGCTGAAGCCGACGACCATGGCGGCGTTCACCTTCGCAAGGGGCCGCATTGACGCCATGGTCAACGGCAGCCTCGGGGGGCAGGCGAGGGCTGCCAAGGCAGGCGGCATTGCTGCTACCCAAGGGGGTAGCCAAGGGGGTGTCCAAGGGGGTAGCCGACCCAGCGGGCGAGGGGGTAGCCAACAGAAAGAGAAGGAGAAGGAGATAGCCCTAGCGGGCTATAGCGCGGCCCGCCAAGCACCCGATGGCTTCGAGCCCCCGTCGGCCGAGGACGTGGAGACGTACTTCGCCGCCAACTGCCTCCGGGGCGACGCCCGCCAGTTCTTCGACCACTACGCCGCGCAGGGGTGGACGCTGCCGAGCGGCCTGCCCGTGACCGACGTGTGGGCGCTCGCCCGCAACTGGAGCCGCAAGCAGGTCGGCTTCGACGCGGACCGCAAGGCCCGCGGCGGGCAGACCTCCCAGGAGGTCGAGCGCGCGGCCGTGTGGCAGCCCGTGAAGACCGATGACGAGCTCATAGCCGAGCTCGAGCGCCAGATAGCGGAGGCGTCATGATCACCCTCATGGAGATGCTCAGGAACGAGAAGGCCGACCCCGCCCACGGCCGGCCGCTCGACATAACGCGCATCTACATGGCGAACGTCATGTCGAGCAGGGAGGCCGTTCTTCTGGCCAAGAAACAGAAGCTCGCCGCGGCGCGTGCCAGCCGGAAGCAGAAGGCCGACCTGTACGAGGACATCGCCAAGCTCGCGCGCGGCAAGGAGCCGAGCTGGAGGTATGCCAAAGGTGTGCCAACGGCGGCCGGGCAGCTGGGCCAGCAGGCGATGGGGTTCCCGCCGCTAGAGGGCGGAAACGACGCCGTCGGGGAAGCCCCCGGCGCAAAGAACACCTAATTCTTTTGAGATAGGAGAGTGAGAAGGTTTTGACCGAGATCTCAGCGGTGATGAGGGCCTACCGGGACGCCCTCGACAGGCACCGGATTCCCTGGGCCGATGACACGTACGACACGGGGCCGGTGGGTCGCTACCGGATGCGAATCGAGCGCACCAAGACCATCCTGGACGAGCACGAGGTGAGCGTGATCTGGGGCTACCAGTGCCTGCTCGCGGACGAGCCCGACGATTCCGCCGGTGACGGCGAGGAGACCGAGATGAGGGTCCGGACCGTCGGCATAACCGTCGGCTATCCCGACTACCTGGAGGTCATGTACGACCCGATTAGCGCGGATCCGTTCGTGGCCGCGCCCGGCGACATCCTCGCGGAGGTCTTCGGCGTGAGGGGAGGGTCGCGATGAGCTACGTTTGCGGCCCCGCCGACTGGATCGACCTCGCCGTCGGCAGGCTCGAGGACGCCAAGAGGTCGCTCAGGGAGTGCGACAGGCTGCGACAGGGGTGCGACATCTGCGATGAGCTGCGCCAGGCGAGGCGATGCCTCAACAAGGCGCTGATCATGGTCGCTCAGGAGAAGGAAATCGAGAAGGATTGGAGCACGAAATGAGCGACAGGAACGAGTGGTTCAAGGACGTTAAGAGGCTCGTGCAGAGCCTCGAAGTCGAGACCGTGGAAGACCCCTTCGCGTGGCCGACCGTCACGAGCGTCGCAGATGGGGAGGATGTCCTGCACGCACTCGGGCTTCATCCGTCCCGCGATGTCTGCGGCATTGTGAACGTCGATGAGAGCGAGGTCCTTGAGCTCGCCGAGCTCATCAGCCCCGAGCCCGTCACGGGCTCAACGTCGGACGGGTATCACACGTTCGACGAGCTCTACCATCACCGTGCGGTGCTGTTCTCGGTGATCGTGGCCACGTTCCCCGGGCGTTCATGGAAGTCACTCCATCACCATGACGGGACGATGTACGACGGCATGTTCATCGTGGGTATCGACACGCCCGCCGGCCCCGCCACCTACCACTACGACGTCGAGCCTTACTGGGACATGTTTCCGTGCGAGGTGCTCGACCGCGCGCCCGAGTGGGACGGCCACACGCCGGACGACGCCATCGAGCGTATCGGCACCCTGCGGGACGTCCTGCAGGCGGAGGTCAATGAGGAAGGGAGCGAGAAATGAGTGAGCGCCTTGTGGTCGATAGCGTCATGACTGCGGACGGGGAGGTGGTGCAGCTGCCGACGCTGGGGCCGCTGGGCCCAGTCGACGCGGAGGGCGGTCGTATTCCGCTGGACACCAAGGAGCTGCTCGACGCCCACGGGGAGTGCAGGAAGGTCGAATCGTACGAGTTCTCGACCTGGTCTCAGCGGTGGGTCGTCCACTTTGACTCCGGCCCCGGCTCGTACGCCGATGATTGCCACCTCACGCCTCCCGACAGCCTGGAGAAGTTGGCGGACGATTTGGATAGAGTCGCCGACCGCCAGGATGGAACCGCCTGCACGTATCTCGATCGCGACAGGCGCGATTGCGAAGGGTGCGAGTTCGAGCATCGCGACTGCACTTGCGTCGAGGCTTTCCTGCGGGACGTGGCTGCCCGTATCCGCAGGCTGGGCGGTGAGAGCAAATGAGTTGCTATTTCTGCGGCGGGTCGCGCATCGCGTCGCTGCACTCCGCGCCCGACCGGGGCATCCGGAACTGGTCCGTTGGGTCCATGACCCTCGCGCGGCGCTATGACGGCCAGCCCATGATCGCCGTCGAGCTGGATACCGACGTGGCGCTCGACATCTCGGTCAACGGCTCGGCCGGCGACTGCGTCAGCGCCGATGTGACGGCGACCGCCTACATCGAGGACATCAAGTACTGCCCGTTCTGCGGAGAGGAGCTTTAGGTGAACGAGGATCTGAAGATGTACACCTGCGAGCGGTGCGGGAAACCGACGCCGAACTACCACGAGTACTCGCCATCGCTGGCAGCCATTATGGGTGTCCAGGGGTGCTCGTTGTGCGATGAGTGCCGAAGGGAGCTCAACATCTTGCATGAATGGGAGAACGAGCAGTGCGCTGAAGAGCGCCTGGTTTGCCCCTACTGCGAGAGTTCCATCGATGACCCGTGGTATTACGACGAGGACGATGAAGAGGTTGTGTGCCCTGAGTGCAAGCGCACGTTCGAGCTCGAGATTACCACCGTACGCACGTATAGGACGAAACGCCGTATCGAGGACATGCCCGACGGCTGGACTGGGGAAAAGTCCTCACTCTATACATGCGGCGAGAGTATGGACCGCCTTTGCGACAGGCTTGTTGGTGATGGCGAATGAACCGCAGTGATGTGACCGAAGAGCTGTCCGAGAAGGTGGAGAAGAAGCTCCACAGGCAGTTCGCGCTCGTCGCGCGGGAGGTATGGGTGGACCCTGCCCACAGGGTCGACTTCATGGCGTTTTCCCCGGGCGTCGGAGGTCGGAACATGAAGCTCGAGCACGGGCGGTTCGTGTTCGTTGAGGTCAAGTCGTGCATGGCTGACTTTAAGAGCGGCCACGGCCTCACGTTCCGAGGCGACGATAACTGGCTCGTGTGCCCTCGCGACCTTGCTGACGAGCTGCACGACAAGATGCTCCTGCCGTTGGGCGTGCAGGTCTACTGCCCCGACAACGGAGGCTCCCTTCGGCTGAGATACGACCTTGGTATGCGAGGCGCAGGAAGCTTGAGAGAAGACTCAACGCTCTGCCTGCTCTGGGCGATGCTGATGGACTCGTACTCGAGATGGCGCACGACTGGCGCTGTATTCGTCGAAACGGGGGAGGACGGCAGGTGATCCGCTCGGCGGTGGAGCCGTACCGCGCGACCGCCTGGCGCACGGTGCCCGATCTTGTGTCGGGTCCCGCGCGCCGGGCGCTCGTGCACGGTCGTGCCGACGCGCCGCGGGTGACGGCGGCGCAGATCGGGGAGACGGAGCGGAGGGCGAGGGCGCTGCAGCGCGACCGCGCCCGCGCGCTCAAGAGGTCGAGGAAGGCTAAGCGATGAGGTTGTTTGAGAAGCTGTGGCGGATGATTATCGAGAACCGCCGCGTGCGCAAGAGCATCGAGGCGCGCCGCGCCCGCAGGTGCAGGAGGTCGACGAGATGAACGTGATGTGGGACGTGCAGGAGAGGACGTGCGCGATCTGCGGGAGGGTCTTCATCCCGAAGGCGCCCCACGCCAAGTACTGCTCGGAGGCGTGTCGGCGCGAGCACGACCTGCGCCGCGTGAAGGAGGCCCGTCGCAAAGGCACCAAGCCGAAGCGCGACAGGGTGGACCGCTATCTGGCCGGGTCGGGGTCGGCGCACGACGAGATCATGGCCATGCGGCGCGAGGTCGCGATGAGATATTGAGTTTCCGCAGGTAGATATATAATTAAGGCCGCTGGCGTTGGAGCGCCGGCGGCCTTTGGCAAAGACGCCTCCCGGCATCCTCTATATGACAAATGCATGGTACCACGCGGGAGGTCACATGGACGCACGTGAATATTTGGAGACTGTACGGGCCGCCCAGCGCGGCATCGACCGCCGCATGGCGGTCATCGAGTCGATGCAGGCGCGCGAGCAGGTGCGCGCCCAGCGCTACGACGCCGTGGGCAAGGGCGCGCACGGCGCGGACTTCATGAGGTCCACCGACGACCGCATAGACTACGAGCGCCGCAGCGGCGCGGAGCTGTCGGAGCTGCGGCACGAGGTGGAGCGTGGCCGCGAGCTCTGCGCGGGCGTGCGCTCGGCCAACCCGGGCAAGCGTTGGGGCGACGTGCTGGAGCTGCGCTACTGCGAGGACAGGACGCTGCAGGAGATCGCGGGGATGCTCGGGGTGTCGGTGAGGTCGGTCCATTCAGATATGTCATCAGCTCTGGACTGGGTCGATATGGTGGGCATCGCCACCGCAAGGGCTGGCGTGGGACGTGCGGCAATATAGTTGGATGGTTGGTTCGCGTCAGCATGTCGGCCCCGATCGCCATGTGCGGTCGGGGCCTTCTGTCTTTATGGGACTGCATGCAATTGCAGACGATTGCACACTTCTGCAGACAATTGCAGATGGTTGCAGACGATTGCACACAATTGCAGACCGTTGCAGGTTTCTTCTGGGATATAACTAGGGTGTCGATTCGCAGCGCCGCCCGCGCGGATTGCGGGTCGGATGTGCGTGGAAGCACAGGTGAGTGGCCGGGGTTCCCTTCAGCAGTTCAGGGACTCCGGCCTTTCTATTAAGCAACAACCTAATGAGGTAGGTCCGTGGTCACACGCGAGGCTATCGTTCGCGCCGCAAGCCGGTACGACACCGTCATGGCGTGGGCATTCCGCCGCGCCCTGGGTATCGCCCGCCGTGCGGGCGGGCGCAAGTGCAAGGGGGCCGGCAAGGCAGTCGAGAGCCTGCGCTACGCGGGGCTCGAGGAGTGCATGGCCAACCGGGGCCGCTCTCCCGTGGAGCGCTAGCCGTGGCCACCAAGACCCGCTACGCCAACGGCCACGCCCGCCGGCAGGTGCGCGCCTGGCTCAAGGCGCAGGGGCTGCCGTGCCACATCTGCGGCATGGCCATCGACTACGACCTGCCCGCGGGCGACCCGATGAGCTTCGAGGTGGACGAGATCGTGCCCGTATCCAAGGGCGGCTCGCCCATCGACCGCGCGAACGTCGCGCCGGCGCACCGGATCTGCAACGAGCGGCGCGGCAACAAGAGCCTCGCCGCCCTCAACGGCTCGATATCGCCGCGTCCCCGCGACGTGGGCTGCTCGACCTCGCTGCCGTGGTGACGCGACCCTGGGGGATGGCCCCTCCCCGGGGGGCCGAAGGCTCGCCCCACGGCAGTGCGCCTTTTTTGCGCAGGCCCCGAAACCGAGTCCATACCGGGAGGTGCATGGAATGTCCACGAAGTCCACGAAGCCGAGGGGCAAGCCCTGGACCGCGGACGAGCGCGAGTTCGTCAAAAACGCCTACCCGGCGCTCGGACCTGCGGCTATCGCGAAGAAACTCAAGCGGTCACGCTCCGGCGTGTGCGCCCTCATCAAGAGGATGAAGGAGAGCGGCGAGATCGCAACCGGCGAGTCCACGGGGGAGTCCGTGGGCGCGGGAGTCTCGGCGCCCCCAGCCGACGGCCCGGACGGCCGCCAGGACACGCTCGGGAGACTCAGGTGGGTGAGGCAGATCATCGAGCGGCAGCTCTACGACGCCGAGCCCAGCCAGGCGGCGCGG